GACGACGGCTTTCACCGCTTCGTTGGCCAAACGCATTTTCCGGTCAACAGCGTCATTTCTGCCGGTGCAACCGGAGCTGCCATGCTGCTCATGCACCGCAACGCTTTGCAAAAAGTGTTTGAACTTGACGGACCTAACCACTTCACTCGCATCTTGGGCGAAGACGGTGCGTGGATCAGCGAGGACATTTCGTTTTTTGACCGTTGCCGTCGTCTTGAAATTCCATTGTTCATCCACACCGGCGCTCGCACCAGCCACGCCAAAGTGTCGTGGCTCAACGAGATGGACTTTTGGGATACCGAACAGCCACCACCAGCAACGGATCGCTGTGCGGTCATTGTGCCGGTGCTCCATCGACCTCACAACGTTGCACCGCTCATTGAATCGCTGCGGGCTTCGACAGGTCTAGCAACGCCGTACTTCGTCGTTGAAGAGGGCGACAAGATCATGGCCGACACCGTGCTGGCCAATGGTGGCCGAGTCATAACGAAGTCTGGTTCTTTTGCCGTCAAAGCCAACTACGCCGTTGCGCAAACCGATGAGCCTTGGTTGCTGTTCGTTGGCGACGATGTGCATTTCCACTCTGGCTGGTTGAACGCCGCTTTGGATATTGCCAACCGGTACGACAAATCGGTGATCGCCACCAACGATTGCCACAATCCATTTGTGACGCGTGGCGAACATGCGACACATCCGCTCATGGAGCGTCGCTACATCGAAGAACTCGGTGCGTCGTTTGATGGACCCGGAACCGTGGCGCACGAAGGCTACGGCCACATGTTCATTGACAACGAATGGTCATTTTTGGCCAAGACTCGCCAGCAATTTGCAGCTGCGCTTGGCTCTCGAGTTGAGCACTTGCATCCGCTTTACGACGAAGCCGTCGCAGACGACCCGATTTATGAGCTCGGCCGATCAACGGTCGATGCTGACCAGAAACTTTGGATGGACAGAGTCCGAGCCTTTATGGAGAGTGCGCAATGACAACGCCAAAGGACTACTGCACCATTGAAGACGTCAAGGCGTCGATGAGCCTGACTGGCACACAGGACGATGATGCCCTTCAAGCAGCGGTCACCGCAGCATCACGCCTCATTGACCACCACTGTGAGCGGTACTTCTATCAAGACGACGTCGCCAGTGCTCGAGTGTTCGTGGCTGAAAGCATCTTGGCGGTCGAATGCGATGACTTTGACCCGACCCAAACCATCATTGTAAAGACCGACCCGGTTGGACTTCGCACCTGGGATCAAACATGGGATGCAAGTGACTATCAAATGGAGCCGCTCAACGGCATGAAGTACGGCATGCCTTGGCCTTGCAATCGACTTCGTGCCATTCGTTCGCTGTATTTCCCTGTGTGGGGTGGCGCTGCCATTTCCGTGCGCAACGTCGTTCCCCAGGTGCAGATCACGGCTAAATGGGGTTGGGCGCAAGTGCCCGACGCCATTTTCCAAGCGGCAGTTATTCAAGCCGCAGCCACGTTCCAAGCAATCAAGTCTCCGCTCGGCGCTACGTCGTTCGGTGAAGCCGGCATTGTCCGAGTCAAGAACCAACTTCACCCACACGCGCAGCTGCTGATTGAGCCGTACTCGCTCGAGGACGTCTTCGTTCTGTGATTGGTGACCTGCAAGCCATTTGCGAAGGCATCCAAACCAATCTGCAAACCATTCCGGGTTTGCAAGCGTTTGGCTACCTCCCAGATTCGTTCTCAGACCCCGCAGCGGTTGTTTCGGTCATGGACGTCCAGTACCAAATGTCGATGAACGACTCAATGACCGGACAAGTTGACCTCATCGTCAACGTGCTCGTGGCGCGCACCGATGCCAGGAGCGCTCAACTCAAGCTGCAAAAGTTCATGAGCCCCAACGGCTCCGGTTCAATCCGAGAAGCAATTGAGTCTGACACAACGCTCGGCGGCATTGTCGGTGACACGACAGTCATCTCGGCTTCTCGAGGACCAGCCATCAGCGTTGGTGGTGGACCAACGATTTACCTGACCTTGGAATTCACGGTCGCCGTTTACCCATAGGAGAACCATGACCTACACCGTCACCAGCGGTTTGTTGGTCTTTGCAGCGGCAGGGTCCACCGTGACCGACGCCGACTGCGAAGGCTGCAACGTAGAAGCACTGATCGAGGGCGGTCATTTGACGCCCAAGTCCGCAGTACCAAGCAACGAGCCGGTCGCACCGGAAGAAGGAGCATAACCATGGCGAAATTCGTCTACAAAAACGCCACCGTGGTCATCAACTCGGTGGACCTGTCTTCACAGGTTGAGCAAGTGACAGTTGAGCGCAAGCTTGACGAAGTCGAAACCACCGCATTTGGTGACGTTGCTCACAACTACGTGACCGGACTTGAGTCCAACAAGCTCACGCTGAGCCTTTACGCCGACTACTCGGCCGCAAGCGTTCATGCCACGCTTTCGCCGCTCGTCGGTTCAACGACGACGGTTGTGGTCAAGCCAACGGCAAACGCCACCAGCACGACCAACCCTTCATTTACCATGACTGCACTTATCTCCAACTACATGCCGGTTGACGGCAAAGTTGGCGACGTCGGCAAACTCTCACTCACCTTCCCGGTCGTGAGCGGAATCACGACGGCGACTGTATAACCATGGCCGCCTCCCGCCTAACCGTCACGAAACTTGCAGAAAACGGAGAGCAACTGGCTCCGAACACGTACACGCTGACCCCAGCGATCCTCGTTGCGTTCGAACGTCAATTCAAAATTGGCATGGGTCAAGCGTTCCAAGCCGAGACCATGAAGATCGAATACATCTACTGGTTGGCATGGGAAGCCGAGCAAAGGGACAACCTTGCTCACCACGGCATCCGCATCCTGTTCGACGACTGGTTGAAGACCGTTGAAGAAGTGATGGACCCGGACGCTGAAGCGGACCCTTCGTAGGGCCAACGACGGACGCCATCTGTCGTCTGGCCCTACGCATGGGCATTACACCGTCAATTTTGGCTGAGGAGCCGATTGAGTACATCGAGCACCTTGTTTGGCTGTGCAACAAAGAAGATGAGGGGGTCCGAGAATGAGCAATAGCAATTCGTTTGCCATTGTTGATGTCTCGGACCTTCTCGCTTTACCGAAGGTTTTGAAGTCGATTGACCCCGCTGCCAAGAAAGAGCTCACGCGTGGGCTCCGTGCAATTGGTAGAGAGATTGCCGACGGCGCCAAATCGAACGTGCGGGCTATTCCTTCGCAAGGAACCGAGAGCTACCACGACAAGCACGGCAGCATTCGAGCCATGGTGGCAAACGCCATCAAGGTGAAGGTATCTGGCATGACCGTCAAGGTTGTCCAGGACAAAATGGGTTATCCAGTTGATGCCGTTGCACGGCTGTGGGAACTCGGTGGAAAAGACAGTCGTGCGTACTGGATACATCCGTTGTTTGGTGATCGCAACGTAGAAATACGGCAGACCTCGCACAACTACCTCTTGACGTCAGTTCATGAGCACGAGGCCGAAATCAAAGAAGCCGCAGAAAAAGCAATCATGGCCGGCCTTTTGGCCGCTCAATCAGCAGCAGGGGTGACCAATGGCTAGTAAAACTTCAGTTTTCACCGTCGTTGTCGCCGGTAAATCAACGCTGTCCAAAGTTGTTGAGAACGAAACTCGCAACACCGGTAAAAGCGTCGACAAAATGGCTCGTCAGTTCAATGACATGTCAACTCGAATTGGCAAGAATTTGTCCAAAGTCGGCGAACAATTTGAAAAAATGGACATTGTTGGCGCCGGTGCTTTGACCACCATGGGCCACCACATGGAAAAGTTCCAAACCAAAACTGGCCGCATGAAAGACATTGTCAAAAACGCTTTGAAGCAGGTTGGCATGGCTGCCCTAAGTGCCGGCGCTGCCATTGCTGCCTTCTCATTGAAATCGGCAGAGGATTACGCCGCTGCTAACGAACAGTTGAAAGCATCCGTTGAAGGCTCTGGCGGCAGTTGGAAGAAAGCCGAAAAGCAAATCGAACGTGTCCAAGGTAGCTATCACAAATTTGGGATGACCTCAGCGCAAATTAACAAAGCACTTGCTCAATCAGTCATTTCGACTGGCAACGTCACAGATTCAATGAAGCACCTTCCAATCGCCCTTGACCTTGCAGCTGCAAAACACATTGATCTCAACTCAGCCATGCTTGCCGTGGACAAAGCCGCGTCCGGCAACAGCCGAGTTCTCAAGCAACTTGGCATTGACATTGCAGTCCCACAAGCATCGGCAATGAAATTGCAACAAGCGCAAGACAAAGTCACAACTGCGCAACAAGCCATGGCCGCTGTCATTTCAAACTTCCCTAACGCCGCACAAGCCGGCGCCAAGGGGCATGCTGCCTACGCAAAGGCGCTTGGAAAAGTCCAATTGGCAGAACACAAATTGCAAAGTGTCCAAGGCGCATCCAAGGCTGTTCTCAAAACACTTGGGGATCGCCTTAAAGGCCAAGCATCCGCAGCTGCAGAAACCTATGCCGGGAAACTGAAAGAAGCTAGAGCAAAGGCCACTGACCTTTCCAAAGGACTTGGCGACAAATTGCAACCTGCAATTTCTGCAGTGCTCGACAAATTTTCAAAGTTTGTTGACTATGCCAATAAGCACACTTGGGTGTGGAAAGCCCTTGCCACTGTTATTGGCGTTACGTTGGTTGCTGCGCTGGGGAGCATGATGGCTCCTCTTGGCTCAGTGCTTGCCGGCCTAGGTGGTTTGGTGATTGAGCTAGGAATTGCGGTTGCCGGGTTCTTCGGCTTTGACTTAGGTGCTATGGCAGCCGCTGGTGGATTAGCCGCACTCACTGCAGCCTTCATGGCAACCGGTATTGGCGCTTTGATTATTGCCCTGATTGGCGTTTTGGTTTTTCTAATTTTCCATTGGAAGCAAGTATGGGAAACCGTCAAAAAGGTGTGGAACTGGATTTGGGAACACATCAAAAAAATTGTCAATGCAATTTGGGGGTTCATTGACAAATACTTTGTCCAGCCATTTATGACGGTGTGGGACAAAATCAAAAAGCCAGTTGCAGCCGCATTTAATTGGATTGGCAACGCCATCACCACGCCGTTCAAACTTGCCATGAGCACAATTGAGCACCTTTGGAACAGCACCATTGGTGGCTTTACGTTTACCCTGCCGGGCTTTCTCGGCGGCGGCACGTTCACTATTCCGGTGCTTGGTGCTTCCGGTCCCTCGGGATCGAATTTCACTCCGTCAACTATCAAGACGGTTGGTCCAGGCGTTGGCGGGGCCGTTGGCTTTGGTGGCGTCATTGGTGCCCCTACCGGCAATCAAGCGCACGTCACGATCAACGTGCATGGCGGAGACCCAAACCAAGTTGTTGCAGCTCTTGTTGCTCACACGCGCACGAATGGACCCATTCCAATTCGAACCTCGCTTCCTTCGGCCCTGCCGTTCACTAATTGATGACGTCAACCGCTCCCTCGTTCAAACTTGAAATGGCGTTCCTCACCGGGTCAACGCTGGCCAATGCCTTCACTCTTGACGATGCGGTCAAAGGTGTCCTGGCAGATGGCTCCGGCACGCCCTCAAACGTTTTGTTGGCGCCGAGCTACATCGACATTTCAAACCGAGTCAGCGGCAGCGTCATGGTCAATCGTGGCCGGTCTCGAGAACTGGACTCATTCAACGCCGGCACCGCTTCGTTCACCTTGCGCAACGAAGACCGAGCCTTTGACCCGCTGAACACGACTTCGATCTATTACCCAGGCATCGTGCCTCGCACGTTGGTGCGCGTCACGCTTGCCGGCCAAGTTGTTTTCGTTGGCCGAGTTGAGGACTATCAGATCAAGTACGACATCAATGGCACCTCAACCGTTGACGTGTCATGCGTTGATGGCATGGGGTTGCTGGCTTCGATGTTCTTGGTGGCCGTTGCCGTCGACGAAGAGTTCCCCGAAACTCGAATTCCTGCGGTGTTCAATAACACCCAGATTTCATACCCTGACCCGGTTTCGGTTGTGGGCCTTGCGCAAACTCCGCACCCGCACGGTAGGAGTCGCGCAGCTGGCGTAGCGATCACCTCAACCAACCGGTGGGTTGTCACGTTCCCCGACGATGGAACGGTCTACAGCTTCAACAGTTCCGCTGGCACTTTGTTGCCGTTTACTGGCTTGGTCACTCCAGTTGGCATTGCAATTGACGCAAACGACGCCGTGTATGTCACAGACGTTGTCAATAACAATGTCAAAAAGTTGGTGGGTTCAACCCAAACGACGTTGGCGTTCGGAACATTGTCGGGTCCATCAGGAATTGACGTCACAGCAAACGGCGACGTTTACGTTGCCAATACCTATGCCGGCAACGTCAAAAAGTTGTCTGGTGGCACCGTTTCGACCATTGGTGGGTTGACTTACCCAACCGACATAGCCGTTGATTCCAAGGGCGGCATTTACGCTGCCGACAACAACCTAGTCAAAAAGTATTCGGGCAGCGGCACCACTTGGAACACCGTGGCAATTTCTAATTTGGTCAACCCAACCGCACTCACCATTGGCTCCGACGACGTGCTGTACGTTTCAGACAGCGGCTCAAACCGAGTCATCCGGTGGTCAACAACCGGAACCGGCAATGCAGCATTTTCAAATCTTTCAACTCCAGCCGGTGTCGCCACTGACGCATCCAAGAACATCTACGTCGTGGACGCCGACAATTACCGAGTCTGCCAAACTTCAGTCAACGTTCGATTGCTTGCAGCTCAAACGCTTGCGGATGTTTCGGCGCTCGAGCACCTACAAAAGGTAGAGAAGGCCGAGTACGGCTGGATGTACGTTGACCGCACTGGCACGCTCATCATTCGTTCTCGGCCAGACCTCAAGGGAACTCCGACCATTACCTTCTCGGACTCTGGTTCGGGCATCTACTACGAGTCAATTCAAATGCTGTCGGCCACGCAGCTGTTCTACAACCAAGTGGTGGCTTCGGGAACCGCTGGTGCAGGTGGCGGGCAAAGCGGCAAGCGAGTGGTTGCCAACGATCAGAACAGCCAAGACACCTACCTCGTTCGTTCGTATGACATGAGCGGCACGGCATTGGCCAACGATGCAGACGCTCAAGACCTTGCCAACTACATCTTGAGTCTTTACAAAAACCCCGAAGTTCGCTTCGACATGATGACGGTGAACTTGCAACGCACCAACTCAAGCAACCAATCGGTTTTGGCAGCTCTTGACCTTGGCGCAATTGTCCAAGTGGTGTTTCATCCACCAACAAGCGCCGACGCTAAACGATCCAATCGTGTTGACCTCACCAGCCCTGGTATCTCGATGACTCAGGTTGTTGAGTCCATGGCTTGGAACATCGACGCAGTTTCTGCAACGTACAAAGTGACCTACACCTTCGGGTCGGTCGGAATCTAGGAGAACCCCATGGCAAACGGATTCAAAACCTTTACCGGTGGCACCGGAGCACCTCCACTGTCCGCAGCTGACGTCAACGGCTACCTGATGACACAATCCACGGCAATTTTCACCAGTGGCACCACTCGAGACGCTGCAATCACGTCACCAGTCGAAGGTCAAAAGTGCTACACCCAAGACACCAACACTCTTTGGGTTTACGACGGCGCTGCATGGCGCCCTATTTGGACGCAGCAAAACGGAGCCAGCACTTACAGTCAATTGGTTGTCCAGTACCCCGGCACTTCTCGAGCAGGCGGATCGGCGCCAACTTCGGGCACCGTTTCAAAACCGTTTGCCATTCAAGCCGGCACGGCAACCGCTGCTGTCACTGCTGGACAAGCACAATTCAATTTCAACCAAGCATTTCCAAACGGATGCCTTACCGTTGTGTGGTCACCAGGCAACACGTTGATTGACTCGGGCTGGCTTGTAAGTGCAGCGGCTGGAAACTTTGTCATTGTGCCAAGACTTGCGGGCGCAGTCTCAAGCGGAACTGTTCGAGTCGACTACA